CGTCGCTCGCGCGAAGGAGTTCGTTGCTCAGGCCATCGTTAAGGCTTGCGCCGAAAACGGTTCCATCCCCTCGTAACATACCAACCACGAAAGCCAACCATGAGCTATTCAAGCGACTTGATAACTCTTCAGGACATGATTCAAACTCTGTCCTCGCTGAAAATGCAGATCCTTACGGATTCTATCACTATCAGCGACTACATCCGGTTCTTCGACAAGGTCTACGACCAAGTTGAGGTTATCCGTGATGCAGTGAATAGGCTGGAGCTGGTGGCAGACGACAATGAGGATGAACAGGAGATCATCTCGGCCGACGACACTCTCACGAGTATTCCGTCGGGCCTTGATGAGAGCATTAGATGGGACCTTGTTCCTTACGATTTTACGCGTAGGGATGAGGATTCTCATCGCACTTCTGCTAGTGCTGTTAGCGTACGTAGAGCCGAAAACCAGTCCAGTACATCGGACTGGTCTAGGTTCTACACCGCTGACGGTATGCCCAGGGGGATGTTCTGACCAGACAGAGGGAAAACTCTACTAAAAGAGCCCTCTTAGGTACCCTGCGCGCAATGTGCAGGGACTTCAGGTCCCCTCCCGGGGTTCTGAAGAGTGTTGCCGTTGATTTGTTTGAGTCACTCAACACACCGGTCTCACTTTCTTGTGAGATCTTGCTCCGGTACGGCGAGGTCGAACAGCTTGTTCGCAAGACTGTCAATCCAAGGGATTATACCCTGCCCACTAGGTTCCGTGACGACTACCAAGCCGTCTCGTTCCTTAAGAAGGCCCCTCTAGAGATAGAAGGTGTGGATCCTCAACGTGCAGCGAAGGAGAAATTCTTCGAAGCGGAGGTAGCGTGTGGCGAGACTAACGCGAGGTTCCGTGCACTTTGTGCTGGCGTGAAGAACGCCAGCCCCCAGGTGGAGGTCGCTATCACAGCGGCTGCCTTGGAGGTACAAAGAGTGCTCGGGCTCCACGTGAACTCTCGTGAGTGGCTCGACGCATGTCGTTTTGGCCCCGGTGCTTTTAATCACTCCGAGGCAAGGGGGTTAACCTCCCTTTACGATAAGCTGCAAGTCGCTCCGTCTGTGTCTCACGACATGGCGGAGATCGGGGCTCTGCTTGTGCAAAGCCAGCCTCATTGGGCTAGATCAGTGACCAACTGTGAGACGGAGGGCTTTTGGCCTTTTGTCTCGCGGAAGGAGATGAGTCTAGTCCCAGGCAACCGTATAGCGTTCGTGCCCAAAACCGCCGTCACACACCGAACCATTGCGATCGAACCGCTGATGAACGTCTATGCCCAACTTGGGTTAGGCCGACTGATGCGGAGAAAGCTAAGGCTTAAGTGTGGATTGGATCTTGACGACCAGGTCCCTAATCAGGATATGGCTCTGAAAGGCTCAGTCGACGGCTCTCTTGCTACTATTGACCTGTCCTCAGCGAGCGATACTGTTGCTCGTGAGTTGGTCCGGTTTCTCTTGCCACATGAGTGGTTCGAGAGGCTTGATCTGTGCCGATCTAAAGTCGGTCACTTGGACGGAGAATGGTTAAGGTATGAGAAGTTTTCCTCTATGGGAAACGGTTACACGTTCGAGTTGGAGACTTTGATCTTTTGGAGTCTTGCAATCTCTTGCGTGCAGTTACTTGAGCTCGATCCTTCCGAGGTGAGAGTTTATGGTGACGATATCATCGTTCCGTCCGCTGCCTACGACTTCCTCATCGAGGTTCTCACGTTCTGCGGCTTTACTGCGAATAGCAGCAAGTCGTTCCGTGATGGCCCCTTTCGAGAGAGTTGTGGTAAGGACTTCTACGATGGGCACGAGGTCCGTCCATTTTTCCAAAAAGAGAGTCTAGATGGGATTGAAACCCTATTCCGCCTCGCGAATGGCCTCCGTCGCACGGCAAATAGACGAGCGCACAACCTTGGTTGTGATTCTCGCTTCTATCGTGCGTGGAAGTCAGTTGTTAAAGCGGTTCCTCGTTCAGTCGCTCAGAACCTGAAGGTCCCGGCTCACGCCGGTGATTCAGATGGTCTTTGCAGTAACTGGGACGAGAGCCAGGCATCCTCCTTCGTGATCAGTAATGATCACGGTTGGGAGGGTGTGTCTGGCCTTAGACTCCAGGCGACACCAATGGTGGTGAGACAACCAACAAACCTGTTGGGAGTCACAGCAGCGATGCTGTTTCGCCTTAAGGACGGGCGTACTCAGCGGTATCCCGAGGTAAAGCACCTCAATACCGTTAGTTCCGAACCAAGTTCTCCAAGACAAGGTCGGGATTTCGAGTACCAGCTAAGGTCCAAGGCTTTCTATGGGCCCTGGTCAGACTTCGGTCCGTGGCGGTAGCACCTAGCAAGGTGCTGTCCCTGTAACGGGCCA